CGTGCCGCAGTTGGTCAACAAGTTCGTTCATTTGTAACCCCAGCATCAACAGCATCTGATATAACCCCAGGTGTAAACGCTCCCGACAACGGCGACCAAGTTATTGGCAATCAATCAATGACCATCACCAAAGCTCGCGGCGTACCTGTACGTTACAACGGTGAAGAACAGCGCGGATTAAGCTCAGGCGCAGGTTATCGTCCAATCTTGCAAGACCAGTTTGCCCAAGCAATGCGTACACTAGTTAACGAAATGGAATCAGACTTAACCGCACTACAATCAACATTCTCTCGCGCATATGGTACAGCGGGTACAACTCCGTTTGCATCAGACCTAAGTGATACCGCACAAGTGCGTAAAATCTTAGCTGATAACGGCGCTCCACTTACTGACATGAACTTGGTAATTGATACCACGTCAGGCGCTAAAATGCGTACACTTACTCAACTTAGTAAGGCCAATGAAGCGGCTGACAACACTTTGTTACGTCAAGGCGTATTGCTAGATGTGCATGGTATGGTTATCCGTGAATCTGCACAGATTGTAACCACTGGAACTAACGTTGTAACTGGTACTGTTACTGTAACTGGGACTGAAGCCGTAGGTTCAACTGCAATCGGCACGACTACTGCTGGTGGTTCTGGTGTAACCGCATTAGCTGGTGATATCATCACTATTGCAGGTGATACTAATAAGTATGTAGTTGCAGCAGCCGTTACTATCGGGGCTAGCACAACTGGCACTATCACAATTGCGGAACCTGGCTTACGTATCGCCAAGGCAGCTACAGCGGCCATTAGTGGTGTTACCGCGGCAACTCGCGGAATGGGCTTTAGCAAGTCTGCTATCGTGTTAGCTACTCGCGCACCAGCCAGACCGGAAGAGGGCGATATGGCTGACGATGTTATGATGGTTACTGACCCTCGTTCGGGTATTTCGTTCGAAGTTGCTTTGTATAAGCAATACCGTCAGGTACGTTATGAAATCAGTGCAGCTTGGGGTGTTAAAAACTTCAAGACAGAAAACACAGCCATATTATTGGGCTAAGTTTACTGAATAAATAAAGGGGCTTAATTGCCCCTTTTTATTGCGTGCTTATCATGTTTTTTACGAATAACAAGCGGTTCTTTAATTTAATTAAAATAGTGCTATAATGAGTAATCAAATAGTAGGGGCGTAAAATGCACTGCAATACAGTAAAAATCAAAGACAAAGAAAGCGGCTATCTGACTATCAATGAGTCTGACTATAATGCAGATTTGCATACTCTGTTTGTTGAAGGCGAGCCAGAAGTCAAGGCTGTAAAGCCAGTTAAGAAAACCCGCAGATAATGACGACTTATACAAACCCAGTGCCGGACAATAGAACCATTGTTCCAGGTGCATGGTCTGACTTACTTGATAAGCAGCTATCAGCACACACAACCGATGAAGCGGGCACAGTATCGGTCAGTATATCTGATGTTAACAGTGTTGCTCAGGCTGTATTAAGCGGGTCTATGCAGGCAGTTAATAATGAGTTTACTTTGTTATCTGGTGAATCAGTCGGTTTTAGAATTAGGGCTGCTGGTGGTACTTTCGTTAGGTTTGCAAATGCTGATGGATTAACAGTTAAATACGTTACATCATTCACGGGGTCATTATTGTTATTGGGCAGTTCAAGAAGTCTTAACCGCACTATTAATAATGGATACAGGGCTTTTTATACTAAATATGTTAACCCAGTATTTAACAATGAAGAAATAATATTGAGTGGACAGGCGCCGCTAAACACCGAATTATTTTCAGTAAATCAGGTTTATGTTGTGGTTAAAAACAACACAAGTCAAACAGTATCAGACAACTTTAGTGCCGGACTTCAATCAGTCGGCACATTTACAGCGCCCTACGGATTAACCGCTACAACGGCGTTAACAGCAACTACACAGATGAGTATTTATGACTGATACAGTTCAACTAGTACCTGATGCATTATGGGGCGATTCAGTAATTGCAATTAACCACAATACAGATGAGTTTGATGCGGCGTTATTAACAAAGCTAACTGACGCAGACGTTAAGCTACAAAGCGAGGTTGCATCTACCACTGGCCCCGTAACGATTAATAAACCAATGGGTAGAGTTTCATTTGTTACAGGTGGCACGACTCTTGTAGTTACTAATAGCTTAGTGACTGCTAACAGCAATGTATTTTGTGTTGTTCTGGCTGCTGACACTGCGACAATTAAAAACGTGATTCCTGCTGCTGGTAGTTTTAATATATTATTGACGGCGGGTGCAAGTGCAGAACTGCAAGTGGCTTTCATGGTAGTCAACCCGTCAGCATGAGGAATTTAACGTGGCTTTAATTATTGAAGATGGCTCAATAGTCCCAAATGCTAATAGCTTTGTTACTGCGGCTGAAATGGTCGCGTATGCGGCGTTAAGAGGCGTTACCATACCAGCCGACACAACAACGCAAGAGCAGCAAATAATCCTTGCTATGGATTACCTCATAGACCGTGAACAAGGCATGAAAGGCACTAGAGTTAGCGACCTTCAAGAGTTGCCCTACCCTAGATTCAACGTTCGATTTAATGGCTACTACATCACAGGCGCAGAGATACCAAAAGAATTAAAAAGCGCACAAATTGAGCTTGCTATACAGGTTGGTAATTCAGAATTGCTAATCAGCAAAACCACAGACAACGTTCAATCGGTTAGTTTAGATGGCGTAATATCAAAATCATATTTTAGTGGCGGGTCATGGTCAACAGTGCGCACAGATAAAGCCGATGCATTTCTTGATGTACTGCTTAACAATGGCGGCCGTAATAACTTGTTGACAAGGATTTAGTAATGTCTAGCTCTGAATTACGACAAGATGTCAAAGACCTATTAGCCGAAGCTACTGAGCTTGCAGGGTCAAGCACAAGTGAAAAGATTTATGTGATTAAAGAGACGATTACAGGCGGCGGCCCATTAGGTGGTGGCACTACGTCAAGCGTTACGACTTTATTGCCAAACGCTGTGTTTAAATCATACGATGCTAAGCTGTTTAGCGATACGATACTGGCGGGTGATAGAATGCTTGTATGTGACAACGTAACAGCAATAAACCAAGGCGACACAATACAAGAAGGAACTGTTTTTTATATCGTTATCAACATGGATATCAAAGCACCCACGTCAGACGTGTTGGCTTATATATCACAAGTGAGGCTCAAGTAATGCCGATCAAGGGTATGGATAATGTCAAAAAAGCCATAGCTAAAACTAAAGCAGATTCTAACATCAAGATTTACGCTATATTTTTTGATGGTGGTTCAGAAATAATAAAAGAAACTCCAGTTGATACAGGTCGCACTAGGAATAGCTGGTTTGTAACGCAGGGGCAGCCTTTTAGCATGGCATCAGGAAGGTCAGAAGATAAAAGCGGTTCGGGTTCTTTATCAAGCTTAAACACAATGCCTGCTAATGTATTAAATAACAAAATTTATATCACTAACAACATGCCAAACATCATCCCGTTAGAATTTGGCGGATATCCAAACCCAAGCAAAGGCAAAAAGACAAGTGGCGGTTATAGTAAGCAGCTAATACCATTCAATACGCCTAAAGGCTGGGTAAGGTCAAATTTAATTCGAATGGCTAACAAGGTGCGATCACTATGAGTTATTTAAACACAAGGCAGGCATTAGTGACTCAGTTTTTAGCGACCACTGTCACCGGATTAACAGTTGCAGACATTGCCAGTGATAACGAGTTTTTCGACCCAGCTAACAAATCAATATGGGTTATGCTAACGGTCATCCCAGCATCATCAGGTGCGATGGGTAAGGGGTCAACAGATACGAATGAAGACCGTGGTATATTTCAAGTTAGCGTGTACATTCCAATCAATATCAAAGACCGCTCTATACTTGCAGTTACGGCGGTTGACGAGATACGAGCAGGCTTTCAATTCAACACTTCAACAGTGTATAATAGCCAGCAAGTAACGATTTTAGACACAACGGTAAATCAGGCTAGATTAAGTGAAGCTTGGTTTCAAACAGACATATCAATAAACTATTTAACATTCAGTAACAGAGGGTAAGACAATGGCAGGTTCAAACGATTATATTATAAAACTAGGTGCAGACGGTGCAGAGCTTGTCGTGGGCGGTCAACTTGACGGCACAATGACAAAAAACGGCGCCCCTGTTGAAATCACAAACAAGGCAAACGGCGGTAAAATCACTTACTTAAACAGCTTTGTAGCAGGCGACCAAGTTGCCTTTGCAGGTACGTTTACATTGCTTGCAGAAACCGTTCAAAACACAATAAAGGCCGCAATCAATTCAGGTACGCAAATTGCTGGAGTCGTTGAAACAGCCGTAGGCGGTGAAAAATGGCAGTGTGATACATGGTCTGTAACTGGCCGTAGTGACGCAGCCCCTGTTAACGGTGCTGCTGCAATGTCAGTGACCTTTAGTACGTCAGGTAACTTTACTTATACAGCACCTAGTTAATGAAATTTAAACTCTGTTACAAAGATTATGACTATAAAATAACGTGGTCAGCGAAGCGTGAGTTTAAGCGTGAAACTGGCCGTGGTTTATGGTCTACCTTGCAAGGCGTAATGGGAATTGTACACGCCAACAAAGGCGGTTCAGTATTTAACCTAATGTCTGAAATCGGTAAACATATTGACGACGTTGACGGGCCTATACTGCTTTATACATTAGCCAAACAATGTAACGCATCATTGCAGATATCTGAGATAGCAGACGCATGTGATCGCGTAGGTTGGCGACCTGTTGAAGATGATAACGAGTATGCGCAGCCTTACACACTCGTCTTGTATACCATGCTGCTAGATATTGACAGCATGTATGAGCATGAGGCAATCCAAGCAAAAAAGGATTTATGCCCCTCTGCGGAAGGGCAAGACTTAAAAGCCAGCAAATAGTTTATGATTTTGATTATTATGATTGGTTTAAAGCTTTGGTCAAATCAGGCATTCAGCCGTCCGAGGCTTGGCAAATGGACTTTATAGAAACAGCACATGTGTTAGAGCTTGAACCTAAACGATCAGACTTTACACTGGCCTTATATCATCAGCGCAAACAGAACGGAGCGCCAAACTTTGAGCACTGAATCTTTAATTGTTGAACTTGACGCGAGAACCGCAAAGCTCGATGCTAAGTTAAATTCGACTAACGATAAGCTAGACAAATTAACTGATAAATCAGAAAAGGCTGATGGCGGGTTAAGAAAGCTTGGTTCTGGCGCTAAAGTCGCGGCGGGTGTGGTTTTAAAAACGGCAGCGGCTGCAACGGCACTTGCTGCAGCAGTGACGGCAATCGTCGTGTCATCGGCCAAAGGTCGGCGTGAGTTAGAATTACTATCCAAGCAGGCTAAAACCTCAGAATCTGATTTTCAGGCTCTTTCGTTTGCTACAAACACTTACGGCATAAACGCCGAGCAAATGGGGGAGATATCAAAAGAAATATCTTTAAAGATTGCAGAGTTTAGCACAGCAGGCACTGGTGCTTTTCAAGACTATGCCGATGTCATGAAGCTTACGAAGGATCAAGCTAGAGATGCAGCCGAGGAATTTGTCGGGTTATCTTCTCAAGAAGTTTTGGGGATGATGATATCCAGAATGGAGGAGGCAGGGGCTACGGCTGGTGATATGGAGTTTGCAATTGATTCATTAGCTAGCGACGCAGAAAGATTAATTCCGCTATTCAGAGGTAACTCAAAAGAACTGCTCGAACTTAAAAACAGGTTCAACGATGTAAATAGCTCCCTGCAAATAACAGGCACGCAGGCAGACGCATTGCGCGACGTGTCTAACACATTTACATTACTCACATCATCAGCAGGAAACGCCACAACAGCAATAAGCGCAACTTTAGCCCCTGTACTTGATGACTTCTTTAATGACATTATTGCAATTGTTCCAGATGCCACACAGACGATAATTAACTTTATCAACTCATTTCTCGACGCTGAAAATATATCATCTATTTCGGGTGTTAATAAAGAGATAGAGAAAGTAAACGAAAGCATAAAACAAACTACCGAGACTATGATCGGCCAAGTTCCAAGGATGAGAGCAGGGTCTGAAGCGCAACTTGCAAGCGATCAATTAAGACTTAAAGAATTAGAAGCTCAACTTGTAGTATTAACTGACCAAGAAAAAAAGCTTGAAGATGTAAACCGTTTAAGTGGTGGCCAGATTGGAGGTCAAGTTGCCGAAATTTCAGAATCAGGTCTTGGGACTGGGGATGAGATACAAGCCATCGCTGACAGATTTAAACTAGAAGAAACACTGCTAGCCGAAAAACTTGTCAGAGAGCTTCAAATTATTGGGGATAACAACGAGCTAAAACTCCAATTAGAAAAAGAATTTACAGAAAATATCGAAGGTGTTAGAAGCGAGTTAAGAGAAAAACAAGCTGAAGACAGGCAAGCAGAGCTTAACGCAGCGAAGGACGTTTTAGACCAGAGGGCAGAGCTAGATTTAAAGGCTGGAAAGGCGAAGATAAAACTTGAAGATAGCGTCGCTCAAAACGCTGTTGGCTTACTTAAAATGATTGGTGGCGAAAACAAAGCGGCTGCACTTATTGCGCTTGGAGTGCAAAAAGCGACTGCTTTATCAGCCAACGCAACGGCCACACTATCAGGCTCGCTTTTGGCATATGCATCACAGCTAATTCCTGGTGATCCTACATCAGTTATTAGGGCGGAGGCTGCAAGAGATTACACCCTCTCATTAGGTGCGGTAAATGCTGGGTTAATAGTGGCGACGGGGCTAGGCCAAGCGGCTGGAATAGCTAAAGGTGGCGGCGGAGGCCCTAATGTTGGTGGTGGTGGCACAAACGACCAAGAAAGAAGACCCGTCAACGACTTTAACGACCAAGGGGCAATTATAAGTGACATCAATGACAGCGAATCTACAACTCAGCGGTTTGTGCTAGAATTTAGCGACGAATTTGTTGATGTAATGTCCAGACAAGTGCAAAAATCACAGAGCGATGGCCGAACATGATTTTAAGTAAAAGCAATATAATCAAAAGCAATTCAATAGCTTTAAATACTGGCGCTATATCTTCAGGCGCATTGGTTAATGTGCAAAATCCAGACTTTTCAAAAGTTGTAAGCAGCACTTCAAGTACATTCGCGTTTACTTTCTCATCCGTTGGATCATCTAAATACGTCGCTTTACATGGGATATCATTTCCCATCGGTGCGGTCGTAACAGTCACAGGCTCAGGATTTAGCGAAACATATACAATGGTTAGAGACATTAAAAACCTTGTATTTTATGTAGGAACAGCAGTAACCTTAAATTCATTAGCAATACAAATAGCTGGTGCAGGCACTAAAACAATTAGTTATGTATCAGCGGGGCTAACAACTGAAATAACATGGGGTGTTAGTGCCGGGCAAGCATTGCGGTATTTATCGCACAATAAAAAAAGCAGAGTGGCAACTAACAGCAGAGGCATGCCGACAAAATCGGTTCAAGAAGAAACTAACAATAAACTCAATGTCAATTACACCAATGCCCCAAAAACTTGGGCAAGAGGTGATTTTCTTGAGGTGCTAGCCCACTATGACACTGACAGCATAGTTTCAATGATTGACTATGAGGCTGATGACAATCCCGAAGAAAGCTATTGCATGTTTGATTTATCGGGTGGCGAAGTAAAAGCACACGCCGAAGCTCCCTTGCTAGTTAATGTTTCTATGACATTTAGGGTAATTGCATGAGCCTGTATCACTATTATATTGTCGAACTAGACTTGCTTGAAGTTGTCGGCAGTTGCACCAACAACGGCAACCCAGGCTTTTCTACAACGCTAACTTGTAACGACCAATCAAGCTATTCCACGTCTGTTAAAACTCACAAGTTTACTGACACAGGCTTGATTCTTACTGAGTCTGATATTCACAAGTGCGTGAACAAAGTAT